TATCACGTTTTTGATTTAGTTGTTCAACGCCGTTCGCCTCAGTACTTAGAATGTTAACTAAGTTCGCTTGTGCTGATTCTAATTCATCGGTAACGTCAACGCCCTGTTCCATAGCGCTATTAAGTTCTTCAATACTTGAAATAGCTGAATTGATTTCACTTTGAAACTGTGAAGCATTAAATTCTAAACTATAAACGTCTTTTATTTCTGCCATTACTTTTTGTTTATTTTTTTGTTAGCCTGTTCGGCCCTATCATTGTCTTTTAATATCTGTTCTAATGCGCTGTAATAATCACGTATAACCCAAAACCTAACATTTGCCATTTGTACCGGGTCACCCTTGGTTATTATATAATCGTTTTCGCGGTTTTGTTCTTTTAGTTTTTGTAATGCGTGTTGATATGTTTGCGGTTTCTTTTTTGGTTTAGCGTTTGGTTCAATTTTGTTTAGCCGTGGAAAATTTAATTTTTTAAAGCGCTCGAACCTTTCAAAATTTGTTCTATACTGTTCAAAAAAAAAGCGCGCAACTCATCATCATTTTTAATTGCATCCATTTTGCGCTGTTGCGTTTCTGAATTTATAATATATGGGTTTTCACCATCAATATAAAAGAAATACAAACCAGCTTCTAAAAGTAAATCATCTATCTTTACGCTTTTAAGCCTGTACAGAATATCGTTTAATTGGTCCTTCGACTTAGTATGAAATTCTTTTAGCTTATCGCGGGTCATATTCGACCAAGGCATATCTTCAACTATTTCTAACATGCCGTTTAGCTTTTCAACTACTTCGGTTTTGTTAATACCAAAATCTATCGCGGTCATCGCTTCTTCAATTCTTTGCGCACGTTCACGCGTTAAGTTTGCCGGGTTTTTTAAAATGTAAAAGTTATTACCAGCGCGGTCTGTAAATACTCTTGTCAATTCTATGCGCTGTTTTGTAGTTTCGGGAATGTAGGTTTTAAGCCACTTCTGGTAATTACTTTCGTTTTGTTCGGCCCTGTTTCGTTTTCTGAAAATCATGTGTGTTTAATTTGGTTGTAAAGTTAGGGCAAAAAAAGATAAAACATTTTATAAAATTTTTATAAAAATATTTGCAGTTTTGAAAAGTAGCTGTATCTTTGAGCATCGATTTGATGAAACGCTTTAAAAAACTAATGACATGAGCACAGTAAACGTAATTAAAAACAGAATCACAAACAAAGTAATGTTTTTTCTTAATGGTACGCAGGTTTTCCCTGTAGCTATTTCGGGTAACATTTACAAATTCGAAAACGGTCAAAATATTATTCTTTAATTTTAAAATTACATGTAAAATGAAAACACTACTTTTAATTTTCGCGCTTTCATTTAGCGCGGCAGCTTATGCGCAAACTGACACTATGTATTGCATTCAAATACTTAGCACGCGACACCCTGAATTTATACGCGCTGAACACTTAGCTATGTGTACAATTGAACAGGCACAAGTAGAACAAACAGATAGCCTATATCGGATTATGTTTGTTTACGATACATTTGAAGAAGCTGAAATTATGCTAACCACTTGGAAACGCGCCCACAAAGATGCGTTTATCTGTACACGTACACGCAAACAAGTTTCTAACTATTATCCATTCTACACTTATGATTAAGCACGTAAGCATTAAGCAAAACAACCACCGAAACAAAAGCGGCATCCTTCAACAGTTTTTATCTGAGGCGCAAAAGTATAAACCGTTAACATTTGAACAAGAACGAACTGCAACGCGTGAACAGCTGATAAAACACAATATGTTATTTGCGTCTTCAATTGCGTTTAGGTACGACAATTCGCAATGTGATGTGATGGATTTAGTAAGCGAGGCTATGATAGGCTTAATCAAAGCGGCTGATACGTTTAACCCGGCATTTGAAAATAAGTTTATTAGTTACGCACTATTTCACATTCAGCAGAATATCAAAGATTTTATTGATACTAAAAAAACCGTTGTTAGATACCCTCACAAATTGCAACAGATACGATATGCAATCGCTAATATTCAAGAACCCGATACCGAAGCATTAGCCAAACATTTTAACGTTAAAGAACGCGTTATTAAATCGGCTCAATCTATTGCAGGCTTTGTTAGCTTAGACGATACTAATGAAGATGGCGATAAGCTATACCAAATAGCATCAGATGACCAATGCGATAAGCACGTAAAAACCCGCGAACTAAAAGAACTTTATAATGAAGTAACCGAATGTTTAACGGCCCGCGAATTAGAAGTTTTAAAATATAGATACTTTGATTCATTCCCGCAAGAACTTACACAGGTAGGCGAAAAAATGAACATCAGCCGCGAACGTGTTAGGCAAATTCAAGAACAGGCATTTAAAAAAATAAGAAGCAAATATGCAAGAAGCTAAATGGGTACGCGAACTAATTATTAGTGGGCATCCTGACAATATTGAATTAGGTTTGATACTAAATGATTCGTTTAATTATTTTCCGTTAACCCGTAAGTTTTACAGAAAATATAAGCGCCTTAAATTCTGGTACCCACGGCGGCAATTCTCAGTATTAGAATCAGAATCACGTTATTATTCATGGGTTGCTATGCTAAACAACGAACTTAAAACGCACCGTTGTTATTTTTGGTTGGACTTTCAAGAACCGAAGTTTAAAACGCCGTGGCAACAATGGCAAAAGCATATTAACAGCGGCGCTTCGTGGCATTATCAGCATACGTTGTTTCGTTATCCAAGTCATCCTTACACTACTATGTTCACAAAGCGCTAATGTTCATGTAACGTGAACGCTAATACATCTTACCATTAGCTAAAAACTTATCGGCCCATACATTTACCTGTTCTACGTAAAAATCGCCATTGTCAGTTATGTTGACGATGGCGAAACCATTTGCCCACAGTTGGCGTTGAAAGCGCGGCATATAGCTAAAGCCTTTAGACTTAATATCAAATAAACCGCCGATATTAAACGCGGCTTTGTTACCCGTGTGGTAACATTGCACCCTATGCGTATGGCCAAACATTACCGAGTGTTGCGTTTTATCTAAATGCGCCTTTGCTGCATGAATAGAAGTATAAACGCCATGTACTATATCTAAGTGTTTGCCTAATGTGAAATAGTCTGACTGCCAATCTGTTTTAACTTCCCATCCACGTTCATACAAGTATAAGGCATCAGTAGGATTTATTAAAGCGCCGCCGTATTTAGCATTGTCTTTTTCTTTAATATGCCTAAAGTACCTATCTTCATGGTTGCCAAATAGAAAATACTTTTTAGCACCTTTGAACGCGCTGTTAATATCATCAATACCTTGTAAGCCATCAATATATTCATCTTGCAATGTTAGGCCCGATAAGTTGGCCAATGATTCAGCATTATAGCTGCCAAGGGTATAAAGGTCTAAATAATCGCCCGCTAAAACAATGCCGTGTAAATTTGTGCCGAGTTCAGATATTAACCTCAGTAGCTTTTGCCAAAGTATCTGATTATGAAACGGCCTATGAACATCACTAACAACTAACCAGCGCTGCAAACTTTTGTTTTGTCGGCGCTTTTCATTTATTAGGTTTTTCCAATATTCTACTTCTTCATTAGAATGTACTTTAATTTTGGGGCGGTAAATCATAGGATTATAGTTTTATATCTTGACAAAACGTATTGAGTAAATACCTCAAATTGTCTAATAAGTCAGCCTGTCGTTCTTCTCCTTTGCCTTTAATGATTCGGCGGCTATTATCAGATTTGATGCGCAAACAGTCCATACGCAAGCCCGGGCATTTGTCTTCATAAATCTGAAAGTCGGGGCACATGCTTATAATAGTATTCGTTTGCACGTAACTTTCAGCGTGTAATGGATTCGCTTTAGGCACAACAAAGAACCGCGCTGGCAATTGCAGTTCTTCCTGTATAATTTCGTAGTATGTTTTAGATACGCGCTGCCTACCATCGGACCTATCACCGCTCGCATCACCTGTTATTAGTAGCGGAATAGTACAGGGGTAAATAGCAGTATCAGACCAGCGCCCGATTTTCTTATTTGTTTCTGCAAATATCCATTCCCTAAACGCCTGGCATGTATCATAGATTGATGCTTCACCGCGTTCTTCACTACCTATTTTAAATTCTTTTACGATGTGTACGCCATAGCGATAACGTGAACGTGCTGATACATCAGGCGCCAATGTAGTTTTGCGCATAACGGCGGCGGTCATAGGTATTTTATTAAAGTCAAACGAAACGTATATTTGCTCCGTTTCCCAATTGATTTTCTTTGAAGGCTGAAATACTTTTTGTTGAATGCTTTTGTCCTTTAATACATAAACCCATGCTTCACCAGAATAGTCAACAAATACAGATTTGTATTCCTGTTCAAATGTTAGGCGGTCCAAATCGCGGCTGGCATCGGCTACTTCATCAGGGTCAATAGATGGGTTATCTGTTGTTTCCATTCGGAATGTAATCCAACTGTCAGAACCGTTTTCGCTTTGTGGCAAATCTATATCATTATAACAATTCTTTTCTACGTTGCCAGCCTTAGCACCGTTGCGGCATAGTTCATACCAATAGTTATCTTTGCCCGCTGCTGTACCAATAAAAAACGCCTCACCTTTGTAGTCAGTTAAGGTTGGGCGTGCAACTGTTTTCCAATGATATTCAAGTATGTGTGAAGGTATCTTTTGTGTTTCTTCATAGATTACCCGGTGATACTTACGGCCGCGCCCTTTGTCCTTTCGCCCTTCATCGCCAATGGACCACACTTCTAAAACGCCGCCGTTAAGAAACTGCATTATCTTTGAAGTTTCATCTTTATGTTTAATGATGCCGCCCTCAGATATTGTTTTATAAGTATCTACTATCTTATTCCAGCTTTGCGCAAAATCTTTAAAATCATCGACAAAGATACCTACAAACTTACCTTCAAACACGGCAGGGCTTATAAGCGGCAATGCAACCGATGTAATTAGTTCAGTTTTGCCAAACCTACGCGCGCAAACTATACAGTTAAACCTGCGCTTATTATCTAATATTCGTTTTTGCCCTGTGTGCGGCTTAAACAGTTGTATGTTTATGTTACGCGGCACTACTTAGTGTCAGGTGGGTACTGAATGTTTATGTTAATGTTTTTGTCATCTTGCGTTTCGCCCTTCGGTTCTATTATGCCATAGTTAAACCCTAACAATAATTTAGTAATTGCAGGATTTGATTTGCCATCTAAGCCCCTTACTACTTTGTTTGTTAGTATTTTATGTTTCGCCCGCGCTATAAATACCGAAAATTCAGGCCTTTCGGCGTAATTCAAAAGCGTATCAGCATCACAATCTAAAAAATCAGCTAAACCATAGATAGTGTATGGTATTGGGTCTGGCAAATCAATTACTTCATAATAGTCACGTGTTTTTACAACTTCTTTTTTTGTACGTGAATCGCAATAATCAAAATAGGCTTCAATTTTACTTTGCAGTTCTTCGGGCGTTTTAAATAACAGTTTTCTACCTGCAATTCCTTTCATATTTTCGTTTTAAGCAACTTTTAATAAGTTTTGATATCTATACACCACTTTAATATAAAAATGCCTTAAAACGCCGTTTAAATAAGTTTTAAGACTATATCTATATTATTATTAGTATTATTATTTATATTATTTATTATTTATATTATTATTGTTAACACTTGTTACATTAAGTGTAACACATAACTAATTGATATATAGTACATGTTACACTGTTACGTATGTTACACTATATTCTACATATATGTGAGAATAAACATAAAAAATACACGCATATACGTGTTGAAGTGGTGTAACAAGTGTAACAGCGTAACAAGATATGATTATCAGCGTTTTATGCGTTACAATTGGTGTAACATGGTGTTAACATTTCAAATAAAAAAACCGCTGCACTTGTTGAACAGCGGTTAGCGGCAAACCGCAGTTGAGGCAAAGGTAGTAATTTTATATTGATATTTGCAAGTTACTTATAAAATTAATTTTTTTAAGCAGTATTTTTCAGCATCAGCAACAGGTATTAAAAAGCCTATTGAAGTATTTATTTTAACTTCTTTATACTTATTTGATTCATACATCAATACAAGATGTTTTTTACCAAAAATATAAACTAAATTATAATTACCTATCAAATATAACCAAGTATTATCATTTCTAAATATACCACTATCAACATAATTAGTATTATTAGGATTTGCTTTTTCTTTAACTTCAATGTAAATATTACCAGTATCATTCATTCTATTATCAAATTTTATTTCAAAACCTTGTCTATTTTCGCCAATTGAATTTTGAAATTTTTTGCTTGAATAACTTGAAAGGCTAATACCTAATTCTCCAATTAATAAGTCAGTTATAAAATCTTGATATTCTAAACCTTGCTGCAATTTTTCATTGTAGTATTCTTTATAATTCGTTACCCCATCCATACCAATTTTGTTTTTTAATTTTTCTGCAAAACATTTCTATTTTATTGCCATATTGATAAATGTCATCAATGATATTCAAAAATTCAATAGGCTTTTCACTATGATTGTCATTTCTTTCAATACATTGAACACTATCATATAATTTTTTATTATCAGGCACACAACTGCCTTTTGTAGCTATCAATAAAATTTCATGTCTTACAGAATTGTAATGTCCCATATTATGCTTTACTTTGTCCCAAATAAATGAAGTTTTGTATTTAAAACCCCAAGCATTTATAACTTGAAAAGCATCTTCAAGCAATGGCGATGTTACCCATAAAAATAAAACGCTATTTTTTTCAGAAATATCTTTAACAGGTAATTGACATAATTCTGATATGCTCATTGTATCATAATGCTTTGCAGCTCCACCAAGTTGTGGCGTTTCTTGTTTGTCATTATAACTCCATGCTGGGTCAGCATATATTACTCTAAATTTTTCATTAGTATTAAATATATCTATTTTAAATTCATTTTTACTAATAGCTTCAACACGTTCAATGTATTGTTCTTTTTTTTCTTTAAGTTCTTCTTTCTTTTCTTCTTTCTTAATATCCTGATATGCTTGGTTAATTGAAAGTTCACCTGTTGAAAGTTTTTCTTTAATTTCAGGTGCTGCTTTTTCTTCAATTTTTTTAACTTTTGCTATTGTATCGTGTGATAAGTTAGCAACCTTAGCAACTTCTTTTTTTGTATCAATAGGCTGAATTTCAATTTTTTTAATAGGTATTTCTTCATCAAATAAATCTATCGTTTTGTCAGATATCTGACGAAACGTGTTATTCATTTTTTCAGCAGCTAAAATTTTATTTTCTTTAGCCTTTTCTTTAAATATATCTTCAAGTTCTAAGGCTAATTTTGCACGTGTGTAATTGCCTATATTACGCCTGCCAAATTGGTTCAATATCATCCAAACTTTAACATCTTGTTCAGACTTAAATTCTTTAGGTTCTAATCTAAAAACTAAACACCAATCCTGTGCTATCTTATACCTATTATGCCCATCAATAATAAAACCATTCCACGTAATAATAGCATCGCGAATACCTTCTTCAATGCAATTAGTTTCAAGCTGTTTGTATTCATCGGGCGTAAGCGGTGGAATCAGCTTTTTAAATTCATCTTTAATTTTAAGTTCCATAACATATTTTTTAAAAAACTAAGCCCCGAAATCAATAGGGCAACCACGACCTATATCATTCAGGGCTTTAAATATCTTTTAGTTCTTTTTGTGGTTGCAGAACATTCACAAATATAACACTTTTATTTTTCTAATTCATCATTAAAAGCGGATTTTTTCAGCAAATCTGTATAATTCATGCTGCCTTTGCGGCTAACATCGCGGCCAAATATTTTGCCAAACTTTTCGGCTGCATCTTTAACGGCATAAGTTTCGGCGGCGGGTGCAGCTTTTTGCACTCCATCGGTTTTAACTGCATTCCAATCGGTAGCCCCAGCGCCTTTATCAGTTTGTATCGGTGCCGCGCCTATTCCATCCTGCCACATTGGTTCGCCGCTTATCGGGTTATTTACGTGTAAACGGACCGTTACGACTACAGAATTAGCTACTATCTGTGTGCCGCGTATTTCTACGTTAAAGTTACCAAAAATGCGCGTTAAAAGATATTCTATTTTTTCAATAGGTATGTATCTATAATCGCGAATCATTGGATGCTGAACTAACCACTTTGCGGGCGGGTCTTGATTAAGCAATACCGTTAGCGCGTTTTGCTTTAGGCTATCTTCACTTTCAATTAGAAGTTCCTGAAGTGTCGGAAGTTTTGTGAGTTGTGTCATGGTTTGAAGTTATTTAGCCCAGTTAGGCAATGAAAGAATATGTATTTTGTTATCAGTTGTATAGCCGTGGAAATTATTTGTTTCCTTGCATTTTTTAAGCGTTTCAATATCGGCTAAATATTCTTGGCGCCCGCGTTCAATAGCTTCGGGGTCAAGTTCATAAAGTTCGACATTAAACGGCGCTTCTTTTTCAACGGCTATAAATATAAAGCGTTCGGCCTTTGTTAGGTCCATGTAGAACGCCGCTTGAACGTGATAGCGATAATTCCAAACAGATTTAGCAAATTCGCCGGGTGCTGAATTAGTTGTTGTTTTAAGGTCAATGCAAACGTTATACTTAGTGTTTAAAAAATCTACTTTGCATTTTGCGTCAAGGTCTGCGATTTTACCGAATATAGGTAGTTCCGCTTGGCCCTGTTCTAAAAGTATCGCAGCCTTCGGATGTGCTAAAACAGCGTTTCTAATGTTTAGGGCTAATTCGTAATCTTTAAGCGATACAAATAATTCTTTTCCTTCAGATTCAGCAATAAAAGATTCATAAAAAAATTTACCTTCTTTAGTGCGGCGGTCGCATTCGGGCAATACGGCGTAATTATCTTGATTAAATACAACGCTATGAACTAAACTACCTAAGTTCATTGCAGATGTTGGCGCTTGTTTTTCACCTTCTACATAGGCTTTATAATGCGCTGGTGACTTATGTACTAAGTCTAAAAGTGATTTACTGATGTACTCAGTTTTACGGTGATACTCTTGGTTTGTCATAAATTTTAAAAATATTTTATTAAATAATAGCACAAATTTAAAAAGGTTTTTTAACTTTGCAACACAATTGAACGAAAAATTAAAAAATATTATGAAAACATTTGAACAGCTATCTATTAGATGCGACAATTTAGGCATTAGTATTTCGGAACTTTGCAGGCGTGCCGAAGTAGGTCGGCAAACGGTTGAATACTGGTCTAAGGTCGAACCGCAAACATTGATTATTTATTTTAAACTTATGAATGCTTTAAACCAAATCGAAAATGAACACAATACAGCTACGGCCATATCAATCGAAAAGCGTAAGCGACATAAGAGAGAGTTACCGACAGGGGAATAAAAAAGTTCTATTTGTGTTACCAACGGGCGGCGGCAAAACAGAAACGTTCATTTTTATGGCAATGGAAACAGTTAGCAAAGGTAAACGCGTTTATTTCTTAGTGCATAAAAAAAACCTTGTCAATCAGATTTCGGAACGTTGCAAAAGATACGGTCTAAGGCACGGTTTTATAGCGGGTAACAGGCCAAAACAGTATTATTTACCAGCGCAAGTTTGCAGCGTTCAAAGTTTAAAGAATCGGTTAAATGAAGTGCCACAACCTGACCTTCTGATTATAGATGAAGCGCACCATTCAAACGCTGGAACATGGAAGGACATTTTAGATTTCTACAAAGATTCTGTTTATGTTTTGGGCGTGACTGCTACACCGTGGCGCGGCGATGGTCAAGGATTAGGCGATGTGTTTTCTGATTTAGTTTTAGGGCCGTTACCCGCTGAATTAGTGCAAATGGGTAACTTAGTGATGCCTGAATATTACAACTTTAAACCATTGGCGGATTTCACTAAAATTAAGAAGGATAAAAACGGCGAATATAAAGCTGATGACTTGTTTAAAGAAATGGATAAACCAGCGATAACAGGAAATGCAGTTGAAGAATACAAACGTTTAGCACCGGGTGAACCTGCAATTTATAGCTGCGTAAATATTAAGCATGCTGATAACGTTGCAGCGGCGTTTAATGAAGCTGGGTTTAAGGCAGTTTCTATAAATGGAAACTTTGACGAAAACGAAGTTAAAGAAATTATATCGCAATTCGCGAATCGCGATATTCAGATATTAACGTTTTGCGACCTAATAAGTGAAGGTACAGATATACCAGCGGTATCAGTAGTTGGAATGCTTAGGCGCACAATGTCGCTTAGTTTATATTTACAGATTGTAGGGCGCGGACTTAGACCGATGGAAGGGAAAGAACGCTGTTTAATACTTGACCACGTAGGCAATCAGAAATTACACGGGCATCCACTAATGACGCGCGAATGGACATTAGAAGGCGTACAAAAGCGAAAACGCAAAGATACCGATGAACAGATTGATAATGAATACAAAGATTGTACAGAATGCTTTAGAACTTATGAAAAAACACACGCTGCTTGTCCTTATTGCGGTTTTGTTGAATTTGTAAAGGTTAGCGAAATTGAACAGGTTGCAGGCGTTGCCGTAAAAGATGAAACTACCTTGGATGAACTATTGAAAGCGAAACGTACTGAGCAGGCAAAAAGCCGAACACTTGAAGACTTATGGCAGTTAAAAATTCAGCGCGGCCACAAAGATAAATGGGTTTATTTTTTATTTGAAAGTAGGGTTTTAAAAGACAAAGGTTCTATTGAATACATAAACAATAAACACGGTTTGAACGCTATAAACCGCGATGATTTGAAAGCTGCTGTAATGCGAAAATGGAACGAATTTTATAAAACTAAAAAACATTGAATTTATCACAAACCCTGTGTAGTTTATGTGGCGAAAAACAAGGCTTTATTAAAAGTTCAGGTCTTAAGCATCGTTCAATCCGATGCCACAGGAATATTTAAAACTTAACATTATGAAACAATTAACAGCATTTATTATTTTAGTAGCCGTTTTATTTGGCTGCAAAACAGAACCCGAAGTTATTGTAAAAACCATTTACATAACGCGCGACACCTGCGATACTGATTCAGATTTTATAAATGCCATTGGCGAAATTGAAACGCAAAATACGGATTCACTTATAGGTGACAGCGGCCGCGCTTTTGGTAGGTATCAGATGCATGCTGTTTGCGTCAAAGGTTCGGGGCTGCAAGACTTGCTAAATTATCAGCACAAAGACATGTTTGATTCAGTAAAGGCTGAGCGCGTATTTTGGGCGGTTATGGGTATCAATTGCCACGTGTACGCGCAAAAGTACGGTAAATATCCTAATTATGGCGAATTAGCGCGAATGTGGAACGGCGGCCCGAATGGTTATCAAAACGAAGCAACATTAAATTACCTTAAAAAATTTGAACAATGCCACGCAAAAAATTAACAGATTACGAAATACTTTTAGAAATTTTTAGGCGCGTTTATGCAGTTAGCGAACCGCCTGCAGATTTTGACGAACTTGTAGCGAATGCCGAACTTAACGAACACGGCCAAAAAGATATTAAGTTCATGAACTACGAATGTGAAGACAAAGTTATGCAAGATATTTTTAACGAAACAATGGCAAAGTATAAAATTAAAGGATATAGACTTAAACAGTTTTCATTTAGTTTTTGGCTTGGCTGTTCACCTAAATCAAAAAAATCATGAGTTTAGATGTAAGTTTATATCGAATAAAATATGTTAGCTATGATATGGTAAATTTTCATGAAGAAAAAGAAGAAATTTACCACGATAACATAACACACAATTTAAATGTAATGGCTGAACAAGCTGGCATTTATAAAGCATTGTGGCGGCCATATCAACTGCATAAAGATTATGTACATACTGAAGATTACAAAATAGAAATGGCATTTGAAGATTCAGTAACTATAATTGCAAGTGACATAATTGATATTATCGAACAAGGTTTAGATTTGCTAAAAAATAGACCTGATTATTTTAGTAAGTTTGATTCGCCAAATGGTTGGGGCAAATATGTAAACTTTGTGCCGTTTGTTGAAAAATACCTAAATGCATTAAAACAATATCCTAATTCAATAGTAATAGTAGATAGATAACATGAAAGAACAAGACTTATACAAGGCCCTGCAAGCGCGACACAGCAAACACGGCATTTTATTTCGTAACAATACAGGAACAGCATTTCAGGGCAAACGGGCGGTAATAAACAGCCGCCCTATAATAACCGAACCGCGGCAAATAACATTTGGCTTATGCGTTGGCAGTTCTGATTTAATCGGATGGACCGAAAAAATTATAACTAAAGATATGGTAGGTAAAAAAATTGCTATATTTACAGCCCTTGAAGTGAAAAACCTTAGCGGTAAATCCACAAAAGAACAAATCAATTTTATTAAACAAGTCAGAAAATCGGGCGGCATCGGTGATATTTTGCGCTGGGTAGATGAAGACTTTAAAGCAGATGAAATATGATAACAGTAGGCTCAGACTTTAGCGGTGTTGGTGCATTTAACCAAGCATTAAAGCGATTAGGTATAGAATACAATGAAATATTTGCCTGTGATATGGATAAATACGCCCGGCAAACTTTTATTCACAACTATGGCGAACCTAAGTATTATCCGACCAATGTTTACGAACGTGAAATACCAACAGAATCATTAGACATTTATATGACATCACCGCCTTGTCAAGCGTTTAGTTTAGCTGGGAAGCGATTAGGTAAAAATGACAAAAGAGGTATTTTATTTTTTAATAGTTTAGAATTTATAGAAAAGAATAAACCACGTTTTTTTATCTTTGAAAATGTCAAAGGTTTATTATCTGATGATGGTGGTAAAACATTTTCGGAATGGGTTAATTTTTTAGGCGGTAAAAGTGTTAATGGTGCGCCTGTTTTATTTCCTTATGCCGATTCAGTTCCTTATCACTTATATTGGAAAGTATTAAACGCAAAGCATCACGGAGTGCCACAAAATAGGGAGCGGGTTTTTTTAATTGGAATCCGAGATGATATAGATAATAATTTTAGTTTTCCAGCTGAGGAGCATTTGATAAAGCGATTAAAAAATGTACTTGAAAACGAGGTAGATGAAAAGTATTTTTTAAGTGAGAATCAAATTAAAAATATTATTAAATCAGAATTTACACAAGAAAAAGAAAGAATACAAGAAGGTGATTATTCAGGTACACTTTTAAGTCGAGATTATAAATCACCTAAATGTGTTCAAGTAGTTGCATTCGGTCGCTCAGAAGAAGAAAAAATAAGGCGCAAAGAACATTTTAAAAAGACTGGTTTAGATTTAGGTAGTTTTAAAGATAAAGAACTGATTTTAAAAAATCAAGAATATTATGATACTTTATTAGCTAATCCGAATCCACAAAAAGAAGGTCTTATATTTTGTGGTGCCATACGCGGCAGAGGCGAAATGAATGAACAAACATTAGAACTAAATAATAGTGATTATACTAATTCAATTACTACTGTTCAAAAGGATAATGTTATTATACATAATTGCATAACTGAAGCAATAGGTAGACAAGGTTCATCAAGTGAATATATTGATTCTTGTAAAAAAGTTTATCAATCAACACATCAAATCCGCCGCCTAACACCTCGCGAATGCTTCCGCCTTATGGATTTTCCCGATTCATTTACTTGGCCTGTTTCAGATAGTCAAGCATATAAACAAGCTGGGAATAGTATTGTAGTTAATGTACTTTATAAAATATTAAAAAACTTAAATATATGACCAACGAAGCTGAAAACTTACTATCAGAACTTAAAGACGAAGCATTAAAAATGGATGCTTATATTAAAGACGATACTAAGCGCCAAAATTACAGGCAACTTAAAGAACGGCAACTTTTAACGCTGCAAAATATCATTATTGCACTTGAAGAAAAAGAGCAAAGTTTTTTTGAAAAACAAATTACGTTCCCGCATTCAAAAGACTTAGAACAGGTTATTTTAGGTGCTATATTAGTAGATAATAACGCCCGCGACAAAGTTAATTTTTTAAGCCCTGAACACTTTTATTTTGATAATCACAAACTTATTTTTGAACTTTGCCAATCGGTTGAAGTAGTAGATATTATAACCGTAGCTGAAAAATTAAAATACCGTTGCGGCGGCCCTGCCTATTTAGCTGAATTAACTAATCGTGTTGCAAGTTTGGCAAATTTAGAATACCACGCAAGAATACTAATCCAAAAGCATGTACAACGCGAACTAATAAAAGTTGGCA